ATACAACAGGTAATGTGGCAATTACCATAGATAATGACAATACGGCAGGTTTGGGTTCTTTTATGCTACAAGAAGATGGTACAACTACCGGAATATTCCAATATAGAGGAAGCACTAATGGAACTTTACCAAATACAGTTCGTGTAGGTTCTAATGTCGCAGGTGGCAATCTTGCATTTACTTATGCAGGTGGAACTACTGGAATGTATCTGAAAGGTAGTGATGGTAATGTTGGAATAGGAACTACAAGTCCTTCTGCTCCATTACACATTGTAAGTTCAACTACTTCTGATATGTTAAGATTAGAAGGAACAGATGCAGGTAGTTCTTCTGCTCCCGATTTAATATTATATAGAAACTCATCAAGTCCGGCAGTAAATGATTTTGTTGGAATTATTGATTTTAAAGGTAAAGATGATGGTGGTAATGAAAAATATTATGCTAGAATGGGTGCTAAAATAAGAGATGCTTCAGCAGGTAGTGAATATGGACAACTATTCTTTATGCCCGCTAGAAATGGTTCAACAGATGTTAGTAACGCTTCATTATTATTAGATTCAGGATTTGGTGCAGTTTTCAATGAAGGTGGACAAGCCGCATTGGATTTCCGTGTAGAATCAGACACAAAAGATAAAGCAATTTTTGTTGATAGTGGTTCTAATACTGCCGCCTTCATTAACGATGCCTTGATAGTTAGTGCCACACTAGTACATATAAATTCAAATAATGCTAATTTTGATTTTAGGGTTGATGCTGAATACGCTGATAATTTATTAAGAACTGATGGTTCAACGGGTGCTGTTGGAATTAATACTGCACCGGATAGTGATGTTTCTTTACATGTTAAAGATTATAATAGTCAAGATACAGTCGTAAGAATAGAAAGTGATGAAAATAGTACCGATAAATCACCTGCTTTAGAATTATATAAAAGTTCTACGGCTGATGTTCAAGACCCAATCGGTAGAGTTTTATTTGCAGGGAAAAATGACGGCGGAAGTAAAACAGAATATGCTTCAATTGTAGCATATATTCAAGATGAAACGGCGAGTTCTGAAGACGGTTCAATGAGATTTGAAATACTAAAAGGAAATTCAAACAAAGAATATCTTAGAATGAACTCTTACGGAGTTATATTTAATGAATTAGGTGCTGACCAAGATTTCAAAGTCGAATCTAATAATAATGCAAATATGTTCGTTATTAATGGTGGAACAGATAGAGTAGGAATAGGCACTGCAAGTCCTTCCAATACATTACACGTTGAAAGTGCAGATGAAAAATTGGCTCTTTTCAAATCCACAGATGCAGGAGCAGGAATACAAATAGATTCTCCCGATGATGGGTATAGCGTAGTCTTCTTTTCAGAAGGGGGAACTGATAAATGGAGTCTTGGTAAATTAGCAAATAATTCAGATAAGTTTTCTATATATGATGAAGTAAATAATGCTCCTAGATTAGTTATTGCCTCATCGGGTTATGTTGGAATAGGTACTACAAGTCCTACCCATAAGTTACATCTTAGTGATAGTAGTAGAGTTGATATTAAATTTTCAAAAGACAGTTCAGAAGACCATTACATTAGAAAAGACGGTGATTATCTTAGATTTAGAGGACATGACGATAGCACGATATTGATGGAAATGAGAAATAATTCATCAAGCAACCATGTTAGTTTTCCTAGTGGTAAGGTTGGAATAGGCACTAACACTCCTTCTTCTCTACTACATATTCACGGAGATATGGCTGATGGCAAGCAAGGGATACTGATAACAAGAAATGATACTAGTACTGCCGACACTAATCTTCTTGGGGCGATTGGTTTTGATTCTAGTGACGGCAATATCCCTAGTAAAGTGACAGAGGCATCTGCGGGTATTGCTGCTTATGCCGCAGAAGACCACAGTACAGGAGATAAAGGTGGAGACTTAGTATTCTTTACTTCGCCTATTGACCAAGACGATGATACTGCCTCTCTTGAGAGAATGCGTATTAATTCAGAAGGCAAGATTGGGATAGGTACTAATGACCCTTGCGATTTAGTACATATAGCAGGTTATGGTAGAGTATTTACTGAAACTGCGGGCTATCTTGATGGTAATATTTTCAATAGTTATTCATGGTCGCCAATGTCCGATTTGAGTAGCCCACCTGCCGGATTTACAATTAATGGTGGAACAGATGAAAATAGTATAGTCTATGGTGAAACCCCGTTAGGCTCAGATGATTATTATTATGCTAGAGGATTACTATGGCGTTTTCAAGATAGTGGTAATAGTAGTGCAAGTGGTGGATTCTTAACTGCCACACCATATCCTAAAATTGATGTAAATAAAAGTTATAGAATGTCTGTATGGATAAAAAGAAGTCATCTTACAGAAGGTTCTTACTATATGGGTATGTATGGTATGGATGGTCCTAGTGGGGCTAACGTAGGTATACAAGACGTAACTAGGAGAGGTACTTTAGATGGTGCAATAACTGCTACAGGTACTTTTACTGCTAATTTCTCTAGCGGTAGTGCCACTCTTACAAATATTAGCATAAATACTAATTTATTAGTAACAGGAATGTCTTTGTTTGATGTGGCAGATGGTACATTTGATGGTATACCCGACAACACTACTATTCAATCAATAGATTCATCTTCTCAAATAACCATGAGTGCTAATGCTACAGCCACAGGTACAGGTAGAGGTGTTAATTACGGTAAAACAAGTATTCTTTTAAATTCCGGTCATGGTTTACTTGATGGTAATGGTAGCACGACAAGATATGCAGTGATAAATAACGTAGATAGAATATCTTATACTGATATAGATAACAATATGCTAACGGGCATTCCATTAACCGGAGAGTATGCTATAGGTCAATCACATGCTGATGGTGCAAAGATAATGCAGAATGAAACTAACGCTTATTTTACGAGTGGCGATTTACCGGAAGTAGATAAGTGGTATTTAGTTGTAGGTTACGTTCAAGGAATGGGAGATACAGATTATACAGATAGAGGTGCGGTATATGATGGTGAGACAGGTAATAGGGTAGGTGTTTGCGGTAATTTCCAATGGTGGTCGCAAACTACATATGTTAAAAATAGAGTTTATATGTATTACAGTGATGATAGTCCTGAACAGATTCAACACGCTTTTGACCCACGTTTTGAAGAAATAAGTGGTGCTCCACAGATAAACACTCTTCTAGGTGGAAAAATAACAACAGGTATGACGATTAAAAATGATGTATCTGATATAAGTCCTACAAGTGGTTATGTTTCTCTTGGAGAACATTCAGGTACATTAGAGGTGAATACTGAACACGGTTATCTTCGTTTAGGTGCTGCAAATAGTAGTTATAACCATATACAGGGAGAAAATGCAAAATTCTATTTCAATAAACCTTTAGTTATAGATGGTGGAAATACATCGGGTAGTGCTTACCAAATTTCTTCTTACTCTTCTGAAGATTTAGTGTTGGCAACTCAAGATGGTGCAGAAAATAGAATAACAATAAAATCGGACACAGGTAATGTAGGAATAGGTGTTACAAGTCCGGCAGCAAAATTACAAGTTCTTCAAAATAATGCTGCATGGACTATACTTGCGGGTGCTGATTTAAGTAATCCAACTTTAACTGATGATACTAGAAAATTTATGAGATTAGGTATGCCACATTATGATACTGACGAACAATCATTTTCTCTAATAACAGGTGATACCGATAATGGTACTAACAAGTTATTCATAGGTGGTGGAACAAGTGTTGGAAATGCGGCAACTCACATTTTCTTCAATACTGCGGCTGACTCAACTACAACTACCGGAACAACAAGAATGACAATAAAAGATAGTGGTAAAGTTGGAATAGGTACTACAAGTCCAGATGGTCCACTTCATATCTATCATACAGACAACACAGGAGTTCCGGCACTGAAAATAGAAACAGATGCAAGTGCTTCTCCCTCGGATTGTATATTTAGAATGCAAGAGTCTCATGGTTCTGATACTTATATAGATTTCACAGTCAACACATTCGGGCAATTGGAGATATCGGGTGGTGCTGGTACAAGAAGACCGATATTAACAGCAGATGACCCCGATACAGATACATCGGGTGTAATCAGCCTGAACAAAAGCCACTATGAGTGGGACACACAGATATTCGGTGATTCAAGCACTCCTGTCATCTTTGTGGATGGAACTAACAATCGAATGGGTGTAAACACTGGAAGTCCTGCTTCATTGCTTCATGTTTATGGTGAAGACCCTATTCTAACTCTTGAAGACACATCAATAGGCGTTTCCGCACTTAGTAGAACTATGGCAGGAATAAATATAATCTCAGGAGGCATGAATGCGAGTTCTGCTCAATACGGTACTGCGGTTAAGTTTTTATCTCATGATGACCAATTTACAACGGAAAATCCTAAATTTTTAGCGGCTATTGCTCCAAGAGCAACAGAAACCTATGATGGTGATACTGATGGTGGAATGGCGTTAGATTTCGCAGTAACAGATAATGCACAAGGAACAACAAATGTTCCGCTTGTTAGAATGACAGTTGACCACACAGGTTATGTTGGAATAGGTACTACACACCCTGCAAGAAAATTACATGTTCAAGGTAGTGCTAATGATGAAGTTGTAGCGTTATTCACGACAGTAGGTGGAACAGGTGGTTCTACTCAAGGTAAAGCACATATCGGTTTATCTCATTTTAGTTCTGATAGTACTCCTAGTGTTACTATTAGTGCAGAAGAAATTGACGATTCCGACCATAGAGCAGATTTAGTTCTTAGCACTAGAACAAGTGCTTCTAGTAACGCTACACCTACTGAAAAATTAAGAATTACTTCTGATGGTAGTATAAAATCTTCATTGACTAACCTTAACACTTGTGTGGCGTATTTTTGGAATAGAAGTGATATGAACACAAATTCTGCTAATTTAAAGGCAGTATCAATTGATGCCGCTTCAAGTCAAAACCATTGGGGATTCATTATGCCTAAATCGGGAAGAGTAAAATATTTCACATTAAACACTAGAAATCATACAGTAACAAGTTCAAACGTACAAACTTGGAAAATAAATAGAAATAATAATAATGGTGGAACTACCGGAGTTGACCATTTTGTAATTGATGTAGCGAAAGGTGCAACTCAAGATGATACAGGAGTCAGTGGAGATGCTACAATGGAATTAACGCAATCTTCTCATTCAAGTACAATATGGAGAGGGGCAGTAGTTGTTAATTTCTCTTTTAACGCCTTAGATGAAATTAGAATACAAAGAACAAATGCCAACAGTGTTGACATGGGAGATACTTCGGGTGTGATTTATGTGGAGTTTGATTGATTATGAGTGAAATAACGGCAGAAGAAACGGCTTGGGATATACTAAGAGAAGATAGAAATGCACTATTACGTGGCATAGATAAATACCAAGGTGTATTATTTTATGAATCATTAACAGATACACAAAAACAAGAACTGATTACTTATAGACAGGCACTTTTAGATTTACCTGCGGCATACGATAATCCCGAAGATTGTTATGCTAACATTCCAACAAAACCTTCTTGGGTTTAATTTTTCTTTCTAAGTGCTAACCACACAAAGAACTTATTTGATAAAGTCCAAAATGCTTTATCTATTTTGTTCATTAATCGTACCTTCCAATATAACTTCCCAATAATCCCAATTGATGTCAGTCATGATTCAAATTCCACCTATAAATTATATTGCCAAAAATCATCGACATTGTACCTATAAATAACATCAATGTAAAAACTGAAGAGTCTAAACTTACTGGAATATCACTTTCCAAAAATCTCATAGTATGGTCAATGTTCAATTTCATTCATCCCACTCTCCAAATGCTTCTTCCATAAATTCTTTTATCCACTTACATGACCCGTTGTGATGTTTTCTATCTTTCATTCAAAATCCTCTTCTGTTTTGCCAAACCAATTTAGAAATGCTTCTCTCATAGGTTTATTAGTTATCCAACCTTTAGGCATGGTGTAAAAATTACACCAACGGTTCTTCTATATTTCCCTTTCTTGCATCATGAGTAAAGGGCGGGGGAACAGTATCAGAGGAGAAAGAAGTGCCCCTGTTCTACGGCGGGTAATACACGATAATATGCATAGAACGATGTAATAAAAGAAAATATGTTGCAAACTGTTTTTAAAATGTAGAAACCCCCGATAACCCTAAGAGGTTTTATTTTATAGTTTTTTTGAATATAGAGTCTTCCCAAAGATGACCACATTCTCTACATTTCCAAATGTAAACTCTTGTTCTTTTTTCATCGTGAAATCTTCCAGAAATCCTGATGGGTATATGTTTGTGGTTACATTTTCTACAAGATACTTTTAATCGCTCAGAAAGTTTTTTCATCAATCCATGCCTCTTTTTGCAATGATGTCGTCAATTTTTAATATTGCAGTTGTTACCTCGGTTGCACTAAGAATTGCTTGTCTAACCAAATCACATGGTTCAACAACACCATCTTCCAACATATTTGCAATACCACCTTCTTCTACATCAACACCCATATGATAGTCGCCATCTGATATAGCGTGTCTCATGTCAAGAATTACATCTAATGGGTCGTGTCCTGCGTTTTCCGCTATAGTTGCTGGTAATATTTCTAAAGAATCTGCAAATGCGTTAATAGCCATCTGTGCTCTACCCTCAACGGTATTAGACTTCATTCTCAAATGATTAGCCAAAGCCGCATATGTAGACCCTCCACCTGTAACGATTTTTCCTCCATTTAATACTAAAGACACTACACCTAATGCGTCATCAAAACCACGAGCGACTTCATCAAGAGTTGAACTTGTTGCACCTCTCAAAATTAATGTTGATTGATTAGATTCAACTTTCCCACTAACGAATAAATAATTTATTTCATTGAATGTTTTTCTATTAATTAAACCTGAAATTACATTTTCTATATCATCAGGAGTCTGTGCTATACGAGAACCTAATGCTAATCCTAATGCTTTCATTGATGATTCAGGCACTCTTCTAACAATTGCTATATTCTGTTTTGCTAAGTAAGCAGCAACGTCATCGGTAACTCCATCCCTGATGAATACTACTCCACCATTTGGCAACATATTACCAATTCTTTTTGCTTGTGTGAGTAAATCATCTGTGTCGCTTTTCTTAAATGCGTTGTAACCTTTCATATCTACTTGCACTGTAACATTTTCTTCTCTCTTTACAGGTTCTAAACCAGTGTTAAGTAATATAACATTAGAAAGATTTTCTTCCTGTACTTCATAAACAAAATCTTTGTTGACTACAACACCATTGAAGAAATAAGAATCAGATAATGCACCGCCAGCCAATCCAACAACTTTTACTTTGTCTGCACTTCCTGCGACATTGACTGCTTCAACACATAGTTTAGACACTTGGTCTATTGCTGCTTCTAATGTTTTTCCAGTAACTGAAGTTTTTGCTATTTGTAATATTTCTTGTTCATTTGCTTCATAAGATAGTTTGTTATCTAAGAAATCAATAGCCATAGTAGCCGCTTGATTATATCCTTTACATACTAAGTTAGGATGTAATCCTTTTGTGAAAAGATTTTCTGAATCTGCTAATAATTGACCTGCCAGTATTACAGTAGATGTTGTACCATCGTAACACAATGCTTCTTGTGTTTTAGCAATATCAACCATCATTTTTGCACCGGGATGACTAACATCTAATTCTCTTAGTATTGTTGCACCATCATTAGTGATTATTGTATCACCGCCAGCATCAACCATCATTTTATCTCGACCCATTGGACCAAGTGTACTTTTGACAGTATCTACAATCGTTCTTGCTGCTCTTATATTATTTTGTAAGGGGTTCATTCTCTCATCTTTCATTATATCACCATTCTACGGGTATTTCGATTATCGCACCTGTATCTAAAGACCTAGATTTTATAATACCATTGTCCTTACCATACATATACAAATCGAATGTTAATTTACTATCTTTGAGACAGTATTCTGCTACTTCATTATATTTACCATTTCTCCAAGCAGTGGGTGCATCAATACTAGACATACTTTTTTGCATTTCTAAAGTACATCTTGAAAGTGACTGTAAAGTAGTTTCTACTTTATTACCAATTGCTGCTTTAGCAACTAAATTTTTAGTATCAATGATGTTTTCTGATTTACTCATAACGTCACCTATAGCCCAACAATCTAATGACTCTTTGAGTACAGGAAAATCAAATCCCATGATGTTATGTCCTAAAATCTGTCCTCCTTCTTGTATATGTTTTGTAATATGGTCTCCTAAAATTTGTGGGTGTAAGGGGTGTATAATCGCTCCTTCTACAGTAATATCTTCTTTACAAAATATATGTGCATTACTACCATCCCATGTTGCAACTACCGATGTATCAAACATATTTTTATTATTCCACCCACCAATTTCCCAAGAAAAATTTGCTGTTTCTATATCTAATGCCATCACTTTATTCATTTGTCAATCCCTTCTTTGAGCCTAATGAACACTGTACGCCCATCCTTCGCTACATCAAACAAAGATTCGCCCCATTTATCAAAATTGTTGTAAGCACTACCTCTTGAACAATCATTCTGAGTTTCATAAACTTTGATTACTTTACTCTTCATTTGCCAACCTTCACCCTTGTTGCCTAATTCTATTTTCTCTACTTGTTGAGATGCAATGACCCACTTTCCTCTTTGTTGTGCTTTTTGTGCTACCTTTGGTCCTATTTCAACTTCGTCTTCTAACCACAATATCAATGCTTTAAATAAATCATATAATATATCTTTAGCCATGTCAACATGGTCGCCTGTAACTATCCAAGAATCATCCAACATAGCCATGTGTGTAGCAAAGATTACTGTATTATTCTCCATAGCAGGTACGAAAGAAGCAACTACTTCTGTAATTGCTGGATTTAAACCTGTGAGCAAATCGTAGTAATCTTCAATCGCATCGTATAATGCAGGGTAAAAAGTATTATCTTCTGCTGAAAACATATTACTCATACATGACTGAACTAAATCTTCTTGGCTATCTCTATCCATATCATTCCATTCTACAAATGTTGTTTGTGTTTCTTCCAATACTCTATTTCTTAGTTTCACTTCTAAACTTTTGAAATAACTTGTTATATCATCATAACTAATTTTCATTTTAGGTTGTATTTTAAATGCTGATTCACTTCTTGTGTGGCTTACTGCTTTTCTTCTATCTAAATTCCAATGAGACCAATATAATAACACTCTTTGAAATATTCCTTTCGTTAATACATATTCTTTAACCCCACTAGGTGGATATGTTGTTATCCATAAAGACACTAACGATTCAGTTTCTATACGACCTACTTTAGTATGCTTTACCAATTTATTGTTATTACTACCAACAGGGTTACAGGCTGACTGAAGATACAATACGGTCTCTTGGCTGTGTTTGTTAGGGTTAAGTATGATAGAACCTTCATCAAAATTCAATGCCTTTCTACCCCCAAGCATACCTTCTTTCAATACATCTTCTTTAGTACCGTCTTCATGTTGTATAACATCAAAACCACCTATGAGACCAGCATCAGTTCCAGTAGTAAATAAGTCAGAAGGTACACCAATGTCGCCCAACACATCACCAATAAACTCCCATGCTATTGATTTACCAGTTCTACTAGATTGTATCCAAAAAGTATGAACTCTAGGGTCTAAATGACTTGAACCCCATGGTATTCTGATGTAAGGTACAGACACTTGACCTTGAATAAAAAAGAAAGATAACATGCCGGGTATATCATTATCAATTGATGTTTGGTTAAAATGGTCAATGTAACCTGCAAATATTGGAAATTTTTTAACCGCTTGATAGTTTTTCGCTGCTCTCATAATTTGACCTCACAAATAGCAACCTTATAATTATTATGTATAGAAAGAAAAATAGAATAATTAGATACATAATGTTGTTTTATATACTACCGTCTTTTTGTTCTTTCAATATGAACTGGTTCTTCGCTTGTTAGAACATTCATTATTTTCTGCCTTAGTGCTGGTCCTAAACCTTTTATATGTTTTAATGATTCTTCAAAACACATTTCTTCAATACTTCCGCATTGTTCTAACATCTTTTCTCCTGTTTCTCTCCCAATACCGGGTATAGCCATTAACATGTCTAACCTTACATCATTTGTACTAACTCTTCTTATTGCTCTCGCACCGTGGCTAGATGCAGGTTTATGTAATTTATCATGTAATTTTACAATAAACATAGCCGCTTCTGATTGATTTTCTGTAAAGAAAACTTGACATTCAAAGTCGCTCATGATTCTCGCAATAGTGCCTAGTAATTCGTTTTGCACTTTACTATACGTCACTTTGTAACCATTACTTTTAGACATAGCAACATGTTTTGCTATTGAGCCGTGTATCAAAAGAAAGAACCTACTGTAATTGGCATCTAAGTTTTCTAGTTGTCTCCATAAGTGCCCACTATGACTAGACATAAATAAATCCGATATCGATTTAGCCTCTATGCAAGCCTCACCTAATAGATAATCTCCTACTATCAATGTCTTACGAACTACTGTTAATCCTTCTTTCTGTGCTCTCCTAATAACGGACTCACACAAACCGCCTCTCTCGTTACTATCAACAAATAAGTCCGGTTTATGTCTCATTTTGTACCCTCCTTATTTCTCTTTTCCACTCTAAATAACATGAACCACATCTCAACGTTTTAGGTTTCCTTGCTCTCCATAAACCTTTAGTGTTATAACTATTAAGTTCAACATGACAATCTTCACAATAGTGTATCATATAATGTCCTCCGCAGTACCATCGTAATAATTACAGATACCTGTACACAAACCTTCCATCATTAAAGTTTTACAATTAGAATAATTATAGTTACCAAAAACTATACTTTTAACTTGAGTTGTTGTAATATTTCTATCGAAATCAACCCAACCTTGTGCCTCACATATATTTACAATTTTATTAGAATGTTCGTGTTTATCTTGTTCTGTTGCGTACTCAGGAGGAAACCAATATCTTAACCTAGCCGCTAAATAATTTGCTAAATGAAATCGTGCCCTATGAGTTGGATTACCTTCACCTAATGCTGCTTGAGCAATACAAGGTAGTACTAGAATTTTATCAAGAGATACATCGGGTAAATCTATATTTCTTTTAGTTTTCGTGAAAGTCACTTTTTGTTTCTCAGGTATCATCAATTCAAATTTAATATCACCGTGTTTGATTGCACCACTTCTAGGTTCTTGTGCTAATTCTATCAAATCATCGTGAGATAAATTCATTATTTCATCATGTTTCAATGGTATACTCCAACAACCTCTTTTTGTGTTATATGAATTGGGTATTCTAATCATACCAGCGGTATCAAATGCAACTGTAGGGTCGTTAGAAGGTAAATCTAATTCTTTATGTAATTTAACTAAATACTTTTTACCTGCATTTTTTATTCTACTGACTTCTAATCCAGTGCTTGGTGTCAAAGTTTTATTCAGTGGAATCCAAATATGAAATCCACCCCCTGACATCCAAATATAGTGTTCATAATCATTTAATAAAAAATGCTGATGTAATCTTTTGACTTGTTCTTGTACAAATGCAAATTCAACTTCACGCCCTTTATTTCTGAAATCTTTACAATCGAAATCTAAGACAAAATGCCTTATGATTGGTGTATTATAATCTACTCTGTGATGACGTGGTGCTTGTGTCGCTCTATAACCATAGGCTGTCATATATACATTACCGCTTCCGTTTTTACCTTTCCAATAGTTTGACAACTGTTTAGAATTATTTACTAATCTTCTAAATCCTTTATCACCATTAGAATCAATGTCTAATACTTCTCTAGGATAATCAAACTCTATGAAACCCATCTAATCACTTTTGCATTTTTTTGTATTTTAATAAAGCATTCTTTGAGCAATAATCTATACCTTCACTGTGTCCATGTAAATCAAACACTGCTGGATTAATCACAACATCTAATGCTTGAAACCCGCCATTGACATCGTCTTCAGTAAAAGCATCTAATGTAATTTGTTTACCGTTAAAAACTCTTATCAAAGGTCTTCTATTGCTACCCTTTTGTGTAAAAGATATATTTATTACAGGTTTTTCATTTTTTGTAAAATATTCATCTTTTTCCATATCGCTCATCATTATCATCATTAAATCATTTTTTATTTTCATTTCATTCATAGTTTTATACCCCCGTTCCAAGATGGACACAAATCCATAAAGTCACACCAAGAACATAAATTCTCGTGCCTACAATACGACTTACATGTGTCCTTGTGTATTGGTGGAAATTCATTTTTAACATGTGCTTCAACAAGTTTTTTTATTCTATTATTAACTGTTCTAGGTGCATACTTTGTCTTCCTTGTACCTATTTCTTCTATCTCCCATTCTTTCTTTGTACCGTTTCTTACATCGCCATCAGGAAATTCCCACGCCCAATGTGTAACAGGTAGAAACTCTTCCATGTGACCTTCTTCTAATAACATTTTATAAAACTGCATTTCTGTACGCATACTTGTTGCTTTCTTTGGATTCCATTTACCAGTTTTTAATTCCATAAGCACGAAGCCGCCTTCACTATCTGAAAAGATTCTATCAATGAAACCTTTCAGATGTACTGGATATTTTTTACCATTGACTTCAACTTCAATTCTAGCATGACCCTCTACTTCATTACCAACAGGCTTCCAATCTTTACCTTTAGTTACCAGTAATCTATCCCATTGCCATCTCAACCAAGTATCAATAATTGCATCTTCACCATACATGTAAGGTGATGGTGGTTTTGGTATCACTGTTTTTAGTTTTTCATAACCAAGAAGATGTTTTTCTTCTTCTATTAATTTCAATACTTCAGGTAAGACACTATCTACATTTTTCCAAAAGTATTCACAAACATCATGCACGTTTGTTCCTTTTATCATATGTTCAGTTTCTTGTCCCCTATGACCTAATATTTTAGTAAGATAATATTGATATGGACACCAGTTAAAATCACCAAGACTTGACTTAGTTATTCTAAGGATACCATCATCGTTAGGTTTCCAAGCATAACTGCTTTCTTCATACGATTTTATCATTTCCACATTAGCGTAATCAGAACTTTTCGTAAAAGATTCACCGTTTGGATTAAACTTCATATTAATACCCCATATCCATTTTACTAGGAGTTATTCTAATATCCCCATTTTTAATTTTCATATACATCTCTACTGCTTCTTCTATACAATTATGACAAATCATACCTTGACTACCGACAGTTTGCATTGCAATGGTAGTATTATACAGACTTGAACAACAACTACACTGCATCTATTCTTCCTCCTCACACGTACATTTATTTAATTCCCATTCTTCTATTTTTAATTCATTACCTGTATAACCTTGACATAATTCACATTCTTCTAAATCACTGGCATCTACATCGAATGAATCAAAACCTACAACCATATGATTTTCCAAACTCATTGTAAAAACCCCCAATTTTTGTAAGTCAAACCTTGTAAAGCAACGCCTGTAAATGTACCTATCACGAATGTTGGTACTGTGATAAACATGAAACTGATAAGTGCTGCTGAAGCCCATATCCAATGATGTAGATGATACTTTTCTGTTTTTAGAGAAGGTACTCTAGGCACTGCCCATTTTGCTAAGGCGAAACCACCCAACACCGATAGACTATACAACAACATTACTTTTCCTCCATGATTAACTTTTGCAAGTATATGCACAAATCCATCGCTTCCTCTTGGGCATGAATTAACCATTCTTTACGAGATAAATCAGTTCTTTCCATTGTAGTGTTATATTTACTTTCACCTAACTTTGCTCTTGCTTCTATTTTCTTTATTACTATATCTTCAATCTCACTCATATTTATTCCTCATGGTCTATTATAACAACTGTCTTTTCTGTTGTCTCTGTTGTTTGTTCTATTATCAGCACAGTAGAATCACCAAAGTGTATCTGTGCTGGTGTATTCGTATCTATCATACAGATACAAGGCAATAACCAAGCACCGAAATTAGACACTGCTGTGTGGTTTGGACCTTCTGCATTTTCAAGAGTTGCCGATGCAAATATAGATGCACCGTTTCTTTTGAAAGCATTCAGAACAAACTCATTCTCATCTGCATTTGCTTTAATTTGAAAATTTGAATCACTGGATATTAATTTACCCAATGATGATATTTTTACTATCTCATCGAAATTTACTGTGCCATGAACATCTAATGCCCCACGACCAAAGTTCTGCCATTGATTTTCTCTTGATGCTTTTACTAATCTATCAAAAGTCGGCACTCTTTGAGAACTAATATTATCAAAACATGGTAATGTCATTTTCATGCTACCACATTGCAATGATAGCCTGTTACCTCTTCCTTGTTTTATTGTAACATCGTTTTTACATTTCTTCAAGAAAGCACTTGTCTTAGATAAATCTGATACAACTAATTGCCCTGTTGATGTCGGAGTTACTGGTAATGTCTCTTTAAAAGAGAGGTAATGTGTCATGTAAGCAATCTTGAATGATATATCGTTTTCATTAACATGTAATATTACATCTGTTACATTTCCACCTAACATTGTTAAGTATCTAAGCCACTGTTTTGGTGGTAGTGTTAATTCAACCATATTACCAATACTCCTTTGGTTTTTTGTCACCACAAGCAAAACCTAAATCCCAATCTAATACTTTGTAAATAGGTTCTAGTTTCTTACGAATAAATTTCTCTACCATTAAATCATAATCTAATGAAAAATCTTTGATTTCATCTGCATCACGGAATGACACTACATTAGTCGTAGGGAAACCTTCAGGTACACCGTTAACATACACCCATTGACCTGAATCGCCTACCCTAAACGGGTCATTAGTAGCCATGTGTTCATTGTAATACAAAGCACCTTTAGCACCATTCGGTGGTACTCTATCATAAGATGCTTTACCTAATCTACCATAGGGTGCTAAATCCTCAATACTTTTTTCACCTTTCCTCAAGGCTAAAGATATCGGTCTAATTTCTTTACTTACATCATTTTCTTCTGCACCTTCGCTTATCATTCGGAACATAGTACGTTGAATGTCTCTTGTTAAAGGAGATGAGTTGGCCGCTTTCAGACCATAGCCTGTAACTTTCAAATCACCTTTCTTAGACTCCGGCCAAGTTATGATACCAAAGTTTCTATTCTTGCTACTAGCAGTAGTCCAATAGTCAAAGAATGCTTCAAACTCCACATCCATTAATGGCAGTTCTAATTCAGTTCTAATAGTCTTATTGAGATGTTCTACCAATGGTGGAACTTCTTCAAATGGTGCTTGTATATAGCACGAATCTGTATGACCTGCTAGTACAGTATAGCCTTGTCTTTCTGCTTCTGTCATTAGTAGTGTAATACTCTCTCTACCCATACTTGTAATAGCCGCCCCAACGTCAGGGTCAGTCCACATACCACCTATCGCTGCTTGGCTAATATAGCCATAGATTGCGTTGGTGGTAACTTTAACCGCTAATTGCATCATATCATTTTTGAATTTATCATCTTCATTAGTGGCTTCTTTGGCTAACTTTTTATATTCTTTACGTAATAACAACATATCCTCTACTATACTGGGTAATATGCCTTTTTCATCTTGTTCCCATCTACTACCGTCAGGTAACTGTCTGATGTTACCTTCAGTATCAAACTTACTTCTCTTAGTTGTAGGACATAAATTTAGACATACTATCAGTATTGGATATAGAGATGCGAAATCAACAAGTGCGACATTCTGATGTCTACCTGCTTTAGTTTCTAATACATGTGCAGCAGTTAAAGAATCTCTTTGTCTATTGTACATAGATGGTGCTTTCAAATCAGAATACCTACCGAACAATCCTCGAACATAATTAGTAACTCTATGAACAGATTGAAATCTTACTCCACAGAATTGTTGCATTGCAACTAAGAAAGGTATAGCATTTAGTTTCTCATCACATTGACGTAATAGTGTAGTATCTCTCAAACAATAATCTACAAATAAATCAAAGTGAGTGTACCACCATGTGCGAACATCTAACTTGTTGCCATCCTCATCTTCATCAATCTTTCCACCTAAACCTAGTGCTTTGGCTATAGTATCTAATTTTCTACTCGGTAATTGCCCTCTACCTGACTTAATCCATAGAGTTTCAAATCCTGAACCAGTCATACCTTTAGCAGCACTATCAAAGCACAACCTACCTTTGATTGGTTGTTGTGTTTCCTTGTAGCCATACTTAGCGTGAGGCTTTACAATTTCACCTATTGGTGACAATCTTCGAGGGTCAGGTAGTCTTTCCATCATTTTGGGGATGTCAGCCCAGTGACCAGCATGAGCAGTGAGTATATCGGGGTCACATTCTTCTAAATGGTCTAAAAATGCATTGCACATGTCAGTTTCATTATCATAAAGATATAACATGTAACCGCCTTCTCTATCAATCCAATCGACAGTATGTTCTTGATTCTCTCTCCATGCGAAAACCACAGGGTGTTCAGCATGACTATCATCAATAGCCATGAC